CGCCGGACGTGCTGATCGCCGCCGGGGCCGCCGCAAGCCTGGCTGAAAGGCTGGCCGAGATCGCCAGCGATGACTCGGACGTGATCGTCGCCTCGGCCCGGGTCGCCTCAAGGGTCGCCGGCAGTGTGGACAGCGCGTCGAGCGCCGCCTCGACGGCAAGGCCAGGCGCCGCCGCCGTGACGATGTGGTTGGCGAAGTCGGCCAACGCCGCGACGGCGCGGTCGGCTGCATCGAAGACAAGCTGCGCCAGCGAGAGAACCGACGCCACNNGCCCGCCGCGCCCTCGCGGACGAAGGTCAGATCGAAGGCGACGAACCCGAGCTTGTCCTTCTCGAACGCCCTCTTGATGTCCTGCAGGTGAGCGCGCACCGGCCCGTCGATCGGCAGGACCAGCGGACCCGCGCCGCGCTGTTTGGCCAGCGCGCGCAGCGCCTGCGCGCTCACAAGCGCTGCGTCGCCGGCGACGTAGGCCGTGACGTCGAACGACCCGGCCTTCTGGCCAAGATCTTCGACGAACGGCAGATCGCGATTCGGGAACTCGTGAACGACCAGCCGCCGCCCGTCCGGCGCCGTGTCCTTTTCGACGCGGAACGGAACGCCCTTGTAGCTCGCCGGCCAGAGCGCCGCCGCCCAATCGACCATGACGCGCGCCCTCTATTGCGAGTCCGGCGAGGACGTCCCCGTCGAGCCCGGGCCGTTCGAATGCAAGCGGACCTTGCCCATCTGGTCCGCCACCTCAGCGCGGATCAGGCCTTTGATGGCGCCGTCGTTCACCGTGATCGTCACCGGCACCTTGACCGTCGCCTCGCCGCTCACTTCGGCCTTCGCGGTGATCTGGTCCGGCTTCACGACAGCTTCGACCTTGCCGCCGTCGAGAGGCGCAACCGGGACGGGGGGCGTCGCCGGCGCATCAAGCCCAGCCGGGCGGCGCGGAGGCAGCGGCGCAGCTCCCTTCGGGAGCCCCTGAATCAGCGTGTCGGGATAGCGCGCGAAGCCCTCGCGATCCGGATAGTTCGTCCCCATCCCGAACCAGGGTGCGTTCGGCTCGGGCGGAAGCCGCGGCATTGCGGCGTTGATCGTGTCGGTCGACTTCGCGCGCTCGGCCCGGGCGATCGACTCCTGCCGCGCGATCTTGTCTTCGAGGCGCTTGACATGGGCCGCCAGCGCGGCGTTGCCGGGCATCCGCGCGGCCTGCGCCCGGCGCACGTCCAACTCCTTCCGTGTCGTCGCCGCATCCTGATCGGCCGCAGCCGCAGCCGAGTCATGCCGGGCCGATGTCCAGCCCGATGCCGTCTGCCGCGCCCCGAGCGTATCGTCATCCCACTGGCGAACCTCGCGCTCGCGATCAGCGCGGATCGAGTCGACGATGCTCGCGCCCGCCTTGGACAGCGCCGACATGAGGCCCGCGCTTTTCGCCTGCGCTTCGAAGGCCTCCATCTTCTTGGCCAGTTCATCCATTCGCTCAGAGGCGTTGCGGATGTTCTGGTCGAAGACGATGGCGGCAAGACGCCCAGCGGCATCCGTAGCCCGGTCATAGCCTTCTTTCAGGCGATCGAGGCCGCTCTTGGAGTCGTTGGCGATCCTGTCGAGATTGCGCTGCACCGTGCCGCTCGACTGCGCGATCTGCGCCTGCAGTTCCGCGACCTTTGACCATCCGCCGAGCAACGCCCGCATGCCGCGGGCAAACTCCATGTCTGTGAACAGTTGCGGCAGCTTCGACAGGTCGCCCTTGAGCGCCTTGTCCGACAATTCGACGAAGACCGACAGGAGGTCTTTGCCTTCCTTCCGCGCCTTCTCCATCTCCTTGCGCAGGTCGATGCCGAACTTCGAGAATTTCTTCGCGGTCTCTTCGCTCTCCATCTTCGCGAAGATGTTCTGCGCTGAAGCCGCCGCCTCTTCAGCCGTGCCCGTGCCGGCGCGGATGACCTGCAACATGGCGACGAGCTTTTCGAGGCCGGCCTGCCCCTCGATGCCGATCGCCTTCACGGCCGGCAGGATCGACGGCAGATAGCGCGCTGCGTCCTTCAATTCGAACTTGCCGNNCCTCGATGCTGATCTTCATGTGGTCAATCAACGCCGTCGACGAATTCGCAATGTCCTCGACCGATGCGCCGGACGCCTGCGCCGTCCGCGCGACGGACGGCATCATGCCCATCGCTTCCTGAAACGACCGCCCAGACGCGACGATCTGCTCCATGCCGCCCGAAACCTGATCGAACGACAGCGCGGTCTGGCGCGACAGATCGCGCAGTTGCAACATGCCGCGGCGCGTCTCTTCCGGGCTGGCGTCGCCGGTGATGCCGATGCGCGACATCCGGCGATCGGTCTCTGCGGCGCGGGCGTGCGCCTGTTGCGCCTTGGTCAGCGCGCCATAGGCGACGACGACGCCCGCGATTCGCGCCGCCATCCCCATGGCGCTCGAATTCATGCGGTCGAAGACGCCGGCGTTCGCCGCGGCGACTCCCTTCATGCCGCGAAGCTGGCCCTCGAACTTCTTGACCTTAGCGCCGGCCGTGGCGAAAGCGCGCCCCATGTTGTCGCGCGCCTCGATGAGGGCGAGGGCGCGCATCACCTTGTCGGCCATTCTTCAGCCCTTCCTCAGAGCAAGCGCATCAACCCCAATCGAGAGCCACTCCGACACCTCAGCGAAGGTGAGCGCGCTGACTTCGCCGATCGTCGCGACCTTCGCGCCAAACACCAGAACGCCGAGCGCGCGCCTCAGGTCGCCGGCCGGCTCTTGGAGAAAAAACCAAGGATCGCTTCCTCCATAGCCATCGCATCCTCGATGCTCGCGGCGTGAATGATGGCTTTGCCGTTTGGCGTCTCGATCAACAGTTCGAGATACGCCGTCAGCTTCTCGTAGTCGATCAGCGGTTCGATGGCGGCATTGGTCCAGACATAGGGCCGACCGCCGAGCGCGAGATAATTCCCAGCGGTCGGCGGCCGGAACGAAAGCTCCGAGACCGGCGCGTCGCCGATCATCACCGGCGATGAAAGTTTCACGATCTTCGACGCCATGGCTCAGGTCACCCGCCGCGGCGGATGTAGCTGGACGTCGCGAAGGACAGCGACAGGCCGGACACTTCGCCGGTGCTGCGGTCGATCGACGCGCGGCCGGAGAACCGCGCGCCGTTGATGACGTGCGAGACGCCGGTCTGCGCCTCGACGATCGAGACGACATAGGGGCCGCCATTGGCGATCACCGGCCATGCCTCGCCGCGATCCCGGAATGTCACCGAGACCATGCCGGCCGCCGGCCGATAGGACATATCGACCGACGAGTCCGCGTTGACGATCTCGCTCTTGTCGTAGCGGTCCGTGTCGAACTTCGGCATCTCGGTCAGCACGTAGGTCGTGCCGTTGAGCGTGATTTCGACGTCGCCGCCGTAGGCATTCATGGCCATCTGTCAGGCTCCGATTTTTCGAGGGATGGTGCGGCGCGCGCGTCAGGCGGCGATCGCCGGCGCCTGCGAATAGAAGGTCGCGTTCGCGGCGAAGATGTCGCCGGGATTGACGCGGTCGATCGGCAGATAGGCGTTTGTTCGCGCCGAATTCTGCGGATCGCGTTCGACGCGCAGGTTCTTGGCGAACCACTCCGGATTCTCGAACACGCCGCGGGCGCACAACTCGATGTAGGCGGCGATGATCGTCGCGGCCTGCGCCTCGAACGTCGTCAGAGCCAGCAGCGCGCGCGGGTTGCGATCCGCCAGCGCCTTCTGGCCATGCGCGGCCTGCCACGACGCCTTGATGAACGCGAGTCCTCCGGACGCCTGGAACATCGACTGGATGTCGCGGAACGTCGTGTCGGGCTGGCCGAACGCGCCGAGGCGGTTCATGGTGATGAACTTGTCGATCATCACCGTGCCGAACGGATCGACCTGCCACGTCGAGATGCCGCTGCGCAGCAGGGCGTCGCGCGTCGCGTAGGCCGGCCATATCGAGCGGTCGCGCGGCGGCTTGAGCCCGAGCACCGCGCGGTTCGTCTGGTTGCGCGAGACGTTGCCGAGCGTCACGTCCTGAAGCCACAGGAACTGCGCGGCGGCGAACCCGGCCGCCATGATCCACGAGGGAGTCGGCGTGCTGGCGAGACGGCCGGCGACGGTGATGTGCCGATCGTTGCGGCCGAGGCCGAGCGACGTCAGCGTCCCGGTATTGCCGGTCGCCACGCCGAGCGCGTGGCCGAACGACATGCGCTGCGGCGCCCAGCGGCCCGACGTGTCGTTGAGCGCCGTCGCCACGGCGTCGAGCGACGTCGAGTCGGTCCAGGGCAGTACGATCATGTCGGCCGGATCGTCGCCGAGCGCGGCCAGCGCCGCCGTCAGCGTCGGCACGCCGGAGCCGGCGACGCCCGAGGCGATCGTCAGCCAGCTCGTGGCGAAAACGTTCGGCGAGTCCGTCGGGATATGGATGTCGGTCTCGCCCGACAGCGCGCCCGTATGCCGGGCCGTGACGGTGACGACATTCGAGGCCGAGGCCGCCGTGACATGCAGCATCGCGCCGGTCAGCGGATCATACATGCCGTTGATGGCGGCGGCGATCGAGGCCGCGACCGTGGTCGCGCTGTCGCCGGCGACGACCGTCACGCCGAGACGCTCGCCCTCGACGTCGAGAAGGCCGAAGCCGCCCGCGGCCGGAACCGTGCCGACGGTGATGGTCCATGTCGCCGCTGCGCCGGTCTCGGCGACGGGCACGACCCAGATGTCCTGCACCGGCGCCTGCCGGCGAGCCATCACCCACATGTTGTAGAGCATCGAGCCAGGGCCGGTCAGCGCCGCGGCCTCCTGCAACGAAGACACGCGCGCCGGCGTCGCCGCCGCGAGCGAGCCCGCCGTCGTCTTGTGGCCGAGCAGCACGAGGCGCGACGACGCCTCATACTGGCCGCCGGAATTCACTTCGAAGGCGAAGATCGGCGCGACCAGATTCGCCGGAATGGTGTTGAAGCCGATCGGCATGTCACTTCTCCTTCGTGACGGGCTTGGCGGGCGCGCTCGGCGTGGGCGCGACGCGAATCAGCGTCCCGTCGGCCAGAAGCGCGTGGATGAACGGGGCGGCGTCGTCGGCCTCGAACGGCTCCGACGGCAGCAGCGGCGCGCCTGCGCGCGCGACGTCGGGAACCCGCGCCGACGGATCGGCGAGGCGCACAGTGATGCGAGCCATGATGTCCTCAGGGGTTGTCGAAAGTCGCCGCGACGTCGTGTTCGTCGTCGGTCGGCATCGTCTCGCCGCGATCAATGTTGGCGCGGATCGTCAAGCCTTGGTGCGCGAGAAGCGTCGTCGGCGCGGCGATGCGCGCCGCGAATGTTTCCGCAATCGCGCGATGCGGTGACGCGACGGGCAAAGCCTTAGCGACTGCGCGCAGCGGCTCCGGCAGAGCATCAAGCCCGGAGCCGCGCGCTTCACCCGGTTCCGGCCAGCAGTCGCCGTGAATCTGCGCGGCGATCTGCAAGGAGCGCNNNGCGAGACGGACGGTTCGATCGGCGTCGCGCAGCGGGATCGACTGCATCGACCGGACATGCCAGCCAACGGCGTTCAGAAGATCGCCGCCGGCGCGCATCTCGCGCGGGTCGAGACAGCGGCGGACCTCGGCCTCAAGAAGATCCAGCAGAGCCTCGCGCTCGGCGTCCGTCGGATGCGGCATACCGGCACCGACGACGGCCG